GCGGACAAGACTTCTTTGAGCCAACCGGACGCCGCACCATCCAGTAGGGAAGCCCTACTGGAACCCAGCGGCCCGATGCCCAAACCTACTATCAACTTCTCCAAAGGAGCCTGTGATGAAGTTCAGCCACTGCACATGAAGCGTCAGACTAGCTGCGGGGTATATAGGTAATCCTATACCCCCGTAACTTACTGGCGCCGAAACGGGTATACCAAACCTTCTGGCAAGCTGCCACGTGTAAAAATACGGTGACAGCTTCCAAAAGAATTTGGGTATCCGCTTCGTGGGCCGAGAAGGGTCGTTACCGAAAGACTCAACTTGAGTAAACCAGGTAACGTTCCCCTTCGACCCACCAGGCGGTGCTACAAGTACCGAAAGAGGCCAATAAGGCACGTCAAAGCCGCTCTCTAACGGATTTTCCGCTATGAGGGCCCTGACACGATGCCAAAAGCTCTTCGGTATTGAGACCACGGCCGCCAGCTCCTCTAACTTTTTGTGATAGAGGACCCTGCGAGCCACTGGCCATCGGGGGATAACGGCGTCATCGCCGATCCCCTGTAACACCGCCTCGTACCTTTTCAGACCAGGGTGCCGCCTCCTACTCTCCTTTGGAGTGTAGGGGTACACCTTCAGCACTTGTTCCGCTGAACACAACGAAACAAGCATGAGCGGGGGAAAAGATGTGGGATCACCCATCATCTGCCCCGTGGTCGTCAAGGTACCATCCCTCCCGTTAAGGAAGGCTATCCATTTATCCCACTCATCAATGATGGGATCGGCATAGCCATCCTTAAACTCCATGATCCCCGGTATATACTGTGGATCAAGCAAAGGAGCTTTCGGGAATTTGGCGAACAGACCCTCGGGGACGTACGCCGAAGGCGGCACGTCCTCGAGGAGGAGTTTCTTCGGCCCAAATAACAGGCCGAAGTACTTCCGGTACGGCTCTAGCTCTGGACATATGTCCGCTAGGGTCTCGTACACTGTTCGAGTAAGCCACTCGGGGTGGTAATCTGTAGCGGCAGAGCAGTCCTGGGATTCCCAGGGACCCTCTTCGCCTCTAAGGTCCACGCCACGAGTGCCTCCCAAACTCTCCGAAAATCGGGGGTCGCGTATCATCGAAGAATCGATGACACGCCTCAGGATTTGTTGAACAAGGTTAACTGCTGTTAATGAACAGGTAGGAAACCTAGTCTTCAAACCCTTCTCTTCTGCCACTATTGGGAGAATGGGTACGTACGTAATGTTTTCCATAACGTACTCCACCGCTATCTTCAAATAGTCCTGCAGAAACTCGCCGCATCCGGGAAGTTGCTTTTCAAGCTCATCCCACGGCTGTCTGAAGAGCTTCTCTAGCCCATCCACT